CCAGTAATCAGATCCTACCACACGAGAGAAAATACATCCTTCTCGAAATACGCGCCCCCGTGTCTCACAATAAGCCTTGGCGAGCCATAGTAAGACTCGACCTTTACCGACCCCAGGAGGGCCATGTATGCAAATTGCGATGGGGGTGGGTCGAACACCTCTGTTAGCATTTTCTAAATCACTACGAATAGTAATTAGTTCAGGCAACAAATTAGACATAGTGCGTTTCCGCACATCTGTCTGCTTCATTTTTCCTAAGAGGTGTTCAGTTGAGACTATTACGTCTCGAATCTTTAGGAGAAATTCGTTTCGATCAACAAATCCTTCCCTCGGCAGGCCATCATAAGTGAGAGCCTGATACTTAACGCACCAGTTCGCATCTGAGATAGCTTTACCTACCGGGTTTTCAGACATCATAATATCAGTAAGTGGAACGCCATCAAAATATGATGCTCCATATGAAATGAGTTTTCTGATATCTTCAACCAACATTAACAATACTGAAACAATTCCTGAGCTTTCAAATATACTCGTACTCATAGATCCAACATAATCTTGAACCCACTTTGGGAATACATGGAATGAAACAACAGAAAGTACTGTACGTCTCAATATTGTTATGAAATCTGAAGATAACACCTTTGCAAGAAAAACTTGTGCGTCATCTATAAAATTCAATGTAAATGACTCAGGTGTTATTTCAATTTTCTCGGAAGGACCCGACGTGAAAAGCTTAAAAGAGGTTATAAGACTTTCACTATAAGACTCTATCAAGTCGGGATCGATGCTTCCCCGCACCCCGTTAAAAAATAGAACGGTTGCAGCGATAACATCTCCTTTGGAACGCGCTCTGTATAGCAGATACAAGTATGCTACTACATTGAGACACGTTCCAGTTCCATCAGGTAATATATTATACAACTCGGAAAATGTGTCCATAGAAGGCATGAACATAGATTCTGGCTGTATAATGATTTTTTCATCTTCATCCTGATGTTTACGCTCTAGTGCTTCTTCTCTCCGAAGAGAGTTGACAAGAGATGCGTTGTTTTTGAGCCTAATCTTACGCTCACGTCGCTTACGCGCTTTTTCTTGCTTGCGCATAAGCGCATCCTCAGAAAAGAGAGCCACAGAATTTTTCTGCGCCTCCCTTTCTTCGGCTGCACGACGTCGTCTCCGACGTCTATTGGGATGCTCGCTGTTTCCAGCGCGCGGAGCATGACCTCCTCTATTGAGAATAGTCATTGCCGTTGAGCCTAGCTCTTCGACTGTCCGGTGCATGTCATTTCTGTTTGCACGACGAGACTTCTCCTTGATGCGAACATTTCTATTGCGAGCATCCTTGTGCTTTTTAG